AAAAGTCAAAAATTTCTCAATTTTTATATCATTTTATTGGAATTTTTGATAGTTTTTCAAAGTTTTTCTTACCATTTTCATCACGCAGTAACCATGCATTGTGAACTACAAATTTATCTCTTATAAACTCTCCAAACTGTTCTGATTTCATATGGACTTCCTCTTTATAAATGAAGCGTCCATATTTTTTTCCATCATCAAAATCATTCCAATCAATATTATACTTATCTTTTAGTACTGAAATTTGTTCATCTACACGTTTTCCTGTACATTCTTTATGAGATAGATATGTTCTTGCTGTTTGTTGTTTGCTATTTCGTTCACAATCATTTTGACGATATTGTAACCACGCAAATACATCATTATAAGATGAAACATTCCATGCTTTACAATCAAACTGATGCAATTTCATATCCATAATTAAATTGAAAATTTCATCTTTATTATATGTGTCTTTATTACAACGACTAATCGCTTCAATTGTCATTAATTGATTAAATTTAGATGTTGCAATAGATGCACATAATGATAAAATTTTTTCTAATCTATATCCAAAAAATGAGTCTGTTTCTGGTGTTTCAAAATCTGTTAATATTAATGAAATTTCATCAGATTGTACATATGCAAATTTACAACCTTGTACATTATTACACAAATATAATGCAGTTTCATTCATAATATTAATAAATGTATCATCAAATGGTTTTTTGAAATACCGCTTAATTGTAGATGAAAAAGATCTACCATCAAGCATAATTAAAACATAATCATTTGGAATAAGTTTATAGTCTGTTAAACTTCTTAGGTATAACATCCTATCTTCTAAATTTTTAAATTTCATAGTAGATAAAAATAAAAAGGATATTATCAAAGAATTAAATTTGATAATATCCTTATGTTAATAAAATTTATATTAATATACAAATTGAATCTTTGACTCTGCTATATTTGTAATTCTCCAAGAGAACATTGTACCAGACATCTGCTCGCTTATCTTAGATGAAACCCCTTGTGGTGAAACGCTTTCAACGAGGTGAATTTCCTTCATCTTCTTAGGTTTTCCATTATCAGGATTTTCTGCATCGATTACAACGGTACACATATAGAACTTATTACCATCAGATGGTTGCATTACCTTTATATCTTCCATATTAATTTAAACAATTAAATTTGATTTTTTTGATTCTTCTACTTTCTTCTTTCCTTTTTCAAGAATTTTTTTATCATACGGACTTAATTCTCTACAATTAGCACAATAAAAAATCTTCAAAGGAACTTGTGTATCATCTGAACCTTGACCAATCAATACACCAGGAATTTTCTTAAATATAATACCTGGTACGAATATTTCACATCCGCAATTTGGACATACTTCAGATGGATAATCTAAAGGATTCACTGCAGGCATATTAACATTACCTGCAGTGTTTCCAAAAAGTTTATTATTTTCCATTAATTAGCTTTATTCTCTTCTTTTTCTGCATCTGCTGCAGCCTCTTCAGCCTCACGGCGAGCAATAACCGCATCACGCTCATCAGATGGAACATCTGACAAAATTACGCGATTCTTCTCAATCTTATGTACATATACCTGTACATTTGAACCAGCAACAATCTCATTATTACGCATAGCCTCACGTGTCTCATCCTTTACAAGTGTCTTATGCAACATACCTGTAATAAACTCATCAAGCTCTACGAATACACCAAATGATGTAGTACCTGTTACCTTACCCTCAAATACATGGTCCTTATCGGTTTCCAACATATCCTCAAGTTCACGAAGCTTAACAGGAAGCATTGTCTTCAAGAACTTCTTACGACTTACTACAAATCCATAATTAGGATCATATGATTCAATCATAACCTCAAACTTCTTACCAACCATGCTCTCAAAATCAGTAACACGGTTTGCAGCAGCCATAGAACCTGGCATAAATGCCTTAACGGTATTCATAATATCAACAACAAATCCACCCTTATTAGTAGACATAATTGTTGCATAATATGCCTTAGACTTCTTAGTGATCTGCTCCTTCATCTCACGTTCAAGTGTTTCAACATAACCATTCCAGATAGATGCCTTCTCAACATCACCCTCTGTAATCTTAGCATTCAAATCCATACCAAGAAGTTGCTCCTTAAACTTAGGATCCTTCAATGCTTCTACAAACATTTCCTTATCCATTGTCTTATCATCACCAACATTAAACTGGTTGAAGAACTGATGTTCCTTATTAAGGTCAACAACTACATTGTTAGAACCACCATTAATAGTAAGCATCAATGTATCATCATCAATTGCATCAATATCAGAAATATGAACAAGTGAATTCTTAACAAGTTCCTTACTACCAATTACATGAACATTTGCATATGCATCATACAATTCCTGCGCATAAGATTCATGACTGAATACCTTCTCATTATTCTTTGTCTTAATATTCTTATTCACCTTAAGTGAAGTACCATTCCATCCATCTTCATATGGAGTCCAATTAAATGAACCATCTTTAGGTTCGTCCCACTCATAACGCTGAGTCAATTCATTAAATTTTGCCATTAAAAAGTATTTTTAAAAAATTAAACTTAAAAACTTATAAAATTAAATATTAAAATTATTATTTATTAATTACTGTGTTACAGTTGATAAAACTGTATATGAAGTACCATCAACTGATTCTACACGTACTTTCTGTTTTGAATCTGCAGGTAATGTAATAATAACACTATCATCACCACCTTTTAAATTAATTGCTGTAAAGAAATTACTTCTATAAATAGGAACACTATTCTCTACACCTTCACCATTTGTCAAAAAGCCTAAGAGATAATCATAAGACTCATTTGTATCATCATACGCATAAAGTCCCCATTTGTTTGTTCCTTCATCAATTTTTGTATAAAATTTGATAATATCTTTCTTTGCATCTGTTACGAAAATACCAGAAATACTTGTCAAATTCTTCAATACACTCATAGGAATCTCAAATGACATTGGCTTATCAATCACATTAATTCGTGTAAAGAACAAATCATCTGAAACTTGTTCAAACTCAGAGATATTACAATCCTTTACCTTCATACTATTTGTACGTGACTTAATCTTAATTGCCTGTGCATGAAATTCATCACCAGTATGTGATTTATATACATCAAAATCTACAGTAAAATTAAAATCTGTATCTTTAAAAATATCAATTACAGAAATAAATTTAGGTAGAATCATGAAGATACCAATCTTAATACGTACATTATACTTTTCATTCCATTCCTCCACTGAATATGCAACATTATCATTATCTCTAATATTGAGAATTTCCAAACCTGCATTATCAAATGAAATCTTAGAATACTTTACAACTGTATGATCTGCAGTAAATCCTTTCGAAACAAAGCATTGCTCTTTCAAATCACATTCAATAAGAAGTGAACTTTGAATTTCCTTAAAAGCAGAAAGCCATGCAGCAAATCCAGCGGTAGTACCTTTATTTTTAAAAACTAAATTCATTATTATTAATCTTTATTAAATGTTTTTATTATGTTAATTATAGTTGAATTTAATTAAAAAGTTTATATTAAATTCTAGAAAAATTCTTAATAATTGAATTAATTCGTTTTGTATGATTTAACTGTTCTTCTGTTTGAGGCCATTTTGTATATGCTCTGCTAAACCATGTATGAACAGCAATCAATTTTCTATCATAAAACTCATTATCCGGTTTATAAGAAAAAATTGCAGAAGTTAATCCTGATGTATCAAATGTTACATTTCTCTTTATATAATCTGAATCATATAAGTCTGTTCCAAACAAATAATATATCGGTGAATCAGATAATATTATTAATGCTTGTTCAATTATATAATAAGGTTCAAAATTAATTTCTGCAACATCGTCATCCCAACTATATGGAATTTGATGAGGCTCTATCTTATTATTAGGATCATCTCTTACTATTTTACAATAAGGCGTTTCATGATTTGGTAAATCAACTCTACTTTCACGAAATGTTTTTACATCGTTTATCATATTCATTGATTTTTCATTCATATACGTAAATAATAATTTATCATTATTAATTATTAATTTCTGCATAAAATCTTTATATAAAGTATTGGAATTATTTTTAAATTCATTAGAAATATAATTAATAATATTATCAAATGTTATTTTTTTATCTCTAAGTAATTTTATATTCCAAAAACTTAAAAAAGTATTAATCATCAATCGACTATGATTTCTATGACAAAAAACTCCACCATCTTGCGGTCCTGCTAATACACAACCACTTTCTGTAAAATTCATAAATTCATTTACTAATGAATAAAAATCAGTTATAAAACAATCTTCATCTATATAGATAACATAATCAAAATTCTTATTTGATAAGAAATAATTCAACATTAAAAGAAATGCATCTATTCCATAAAATGGTTTATTATCTCTTATACCAGGAATTAACCAGAAATTCTATATAGGAATATATTCTATATATGTTTTTAGAGATGAAACTAATAACGTACTCGGCATTGCTAATGAGTTTGTAACAAAACAAACTTTATTACTTGCTAAATATGTTTTTATTTTAGTTACGTCCATTAAAAATTGAATTAATTTATTATGTATATTTTATTATAAAATTACAATAAAGTTTATATTTTAATGCAACATTGTTATATTAAAACCACAATATCCTAATAAAATTACAATACGTATAAAATCCTGCATCTTTACTTCTTCAAAATCATGAATTTGTTCAAGATGAATTTGCAGTAATTTTACATCTAATGGTTTATTTTCTTTATGTAATTTATATACATAATCAAA